AGCTTTAATATTTATTGTTATATCGTCACCATTTTGTGCTGAAATAACTCCGCCTATTTTTGCGTGATATGAATCACCTACCACAAAACTATTTGCTGGCACGGTTAAACTACCTACACCTGTGCCTACTATACTTGTTTCTGTTGTCGTGTTTGTTACGGTTGCACTATCTGCCGTTTGTGCAAATAAACCACTTGTTGCAAGACCAAAATCAATATTGCCTGAGCCGTCCGTTTTTAAGACTTGCCCACTTGTGCCGTCTGCCGTCGGAAAAGTGTATGCGTTGCTAAAGGTTATATCGTTAGTGCTTGGATTTAGTTTTAGTATGTTATTTGCACCATTAGTAAACAACACAAAAGCACCACTTAAATCTAAAGTTCTGTCGCCTCTTATTGTGCCGTCTTCTAAATATATACTTTCGGCACTTACTGCCGTTATTTCTGCACCTGTAATATACTTTGAATTAAAGCCACCAGCACCGTCACTTTCTGCGATCACAAACCTATCCGTGTTTGCAATGTTTGCGCCTTTTGCCGTTAAATCACTTATTTTTATTTCTGCCATAGTATTTAGTTAAGAAAGCTTTAAGTTTCTTTACGTTCTTTTCTTTCGGTTTATACTTTATATCACCCATCCTGAAAAATCGTTATATGTGTTCGGATACATATCTGAACCACTATTTGAATTGTATTCTGGAAACAAGTTATTATTTTGACATATATAGTCTATAAATCGTTCTTTATAGTGTTGATACGTTTTTCTCTCGCGTTCTATCATATAGTCTACTTCTTCTTTACTTACCGTTTCACTATTTTCACTTCCGTGTTTATATATGCCTTTGTTGCCTATAGTGTACGCCAAATAAGGTAAAGCTTCTAACATAGCTGCGTGAATCAAACAAGGCTTTATGTATGTAGTAAGAAGTGACAAATAAGGTTCTTCAAGTGTATCTGCGATTATGTCGGCTTGTATTTTTTCAAGTAAGTCTGTACCTAACATACCTTGTATATGAATGTCTTGTGCAATTGCGACAAATTGAACAAACTTGTCACTATCTAAATTGCCGTTTAGTGCCGTAAATCTTTTTATGTCCGTGTTTGTAACTAATAGTGCTTTTGCCATTATTGCCAGTATTTTCGTGTTTTTGGATTATTAGGTGAATAGCCTTTAGTTCGTGTTTGTGCTGGTGGTGTACTTACTAATTTAGGATTCTTAATAACATAACCGTACTTTTCGGCTTTACGAACTGCAACGCGATTAGCCAAAGGCGATTTAACGTCTATGCCTACACCTTCAAAACTTACATAAACTTGTTTGTTCCAGCGATGATTGCAGTTAGGACCGCCGTGGTGTAACCATACCGAATAAAAGTCAGAACCGAATTCACCAAAGCCTGGATTTACCGCTTGGCTCTCCATTCTTACAATATCTTCTTTTCGGTATATTTTATTAGCTTGCATCATATTTTTACAAAACTCGCGTGCCTTACCACTTTTACCACCTGTCTTACCAGCATAAACATAACGTGTAATAAATTTAATACCGTCTATAACGTCATCTTGTGAACTTTTGGCATTAGGAAAGGCAGTACCTGTACTTACAAGGTTTATTAATCTATCTTTTAAACTCAACTTCGTTTTTATGTCGCTTGAAAGTAAAGTGTTTTCGTCCTCATCAGTATCGTAGTCAACTTCAAATTCGTCAATAAGCAACCAATCTTCTTTTGGTGTTTCGCCTAATTCAATAAGTTGTTTACCTACATAGTCACCACTTAATTCTAAACCTGTTTCTTCTTGCACTTGTTCTTCAGTAGCTGCGTTTTCTAAATCGGTAAATTCTAAAGGTTTTAACGTTCTAAAAAACAAATTAAGGCTTACACCATTGAAAGCTAAAATATGTTCAAAGGCGTCAAGTAAAAGTTCTTGAAAAGGTAAAATACAAAGGTTGTTAAATAATATAAAACTGTCTTTTAGTTCGTCACTATTTGAACTAAAACCACTTGAATTACTTGCTATGCCGAAGAGGAGAGGTGACGTAATATTGTGGCTTAACATCACTTTTGCCGTGCATTCTTGCGCTAAAGCTGAATACAAGTCTGGCGCGTCATTTACTGGCATTGCGTCAACTGTCGTTCTTGATTCGGCATTGTTGTTAAAAGCAACTATTAACTTTTCGCCATAAGTACCTGTAAGTTGATTAAGAACTTTAGACTTTATCATATGTTGTTGTTCTTCACTTGGCACACCATTATTAAAGTTTACAACCGTTCTACCACTAAAACCATTGTTTACTTCGTTAATTAAATATTTAGAAATGTCTTCTTCTAATTGTGCATAAGGTAAACCACCGTAATAGTCAACTAAAGAATAATATTTTTGACCTACTGAATAAGGCTTTATGAAATAAATTTCAATAGCTTCATTAGAACAACCAAAAGCTGGTATTCTTTTAGGCTTAAACTTTTTAGTGTCTTGCCAATTATCACAATAGTAATAACCTTCTATTTTGCCGTCTTCGTTGCATTTTTCGGCGCGTAATAACTGAACTGGTACGTGGTGAACTTGTGCAATTTTTTTACGATCTTTCGTGTATATGACTTGAACTGCACATTGTCCTAACATTTTTAAGTCACAAGCTAATTTACGAACGCAATCATTGTGAAACAAAGCTTTCATTTGTGCGTATTCTGAAGGCTTTCTTGACGCGTCTGTAGCACTTAAGCCTTTACCATATATTAAACGGCTTACGTTGTTTATAATTGCGTTATTCGTCGTACTATTCGTGTATCTGTCGATTAGAAATTGGTAGAAGTCGTTTTTTTCTCCGTATTCTACCCATTCTTCGCGTGCTGCCTCTTTTATAACAGGTGCTTCGTAGTGGCTTAATTCTAATAAGTGTATATTATTACTCATAAATAATAAATTCGTTGTTTGACGTTTTACTAACAAATTCGCCATTGTTTATAGAATACGTTGCAACAGGTTGGTTAGTGCAAAATATTCTGTCTTTGTGTACTATTTCAGTTCCGTTTTTTAGTTCAAGTTTGTAGAAGTGGTTTTCTTTAATACTAAAGGTTGCGTTTATAGTATCTACATAATCACCTTGTGTACTTGAAGTAATTGTAACTTCAGAAGTAGTGTTCGTGTTTTCGTCAGTTATATACATAGAATCGTAAACTTGACTTCTTGGTATAAAGCTAAAAGTTTGTTCGCTTGCCGATTCTTGTAGTATTATCATATATATATAACTTAAAAAGTGTGAATCTGTTTTTATTTCAATAAAAAAGGCACTCCGAAAAGTGCCTCTTGTTATGAAAGGAATATAAGAAAGAATCTTAAGAAGTAACAATAACTGCGTCAGTACCAGCACCGTCTGCAAATGCAGTTGCAAGTGCAGCTTCAGTAGATACATCAATAAAGTTAGCTGGCAATTCTTCTTGTGCCGTGAACGTCAATGAATAACCATTGAAGTCACCTAAAGCAGCACCTGTAGAAATTTCTCCAGCACTTACGTCAGCACCTTGATCTAATCCCATTAAAAAGAATTGGTCTGTCATTGTACGAATAACAATTCTTGGTCTACCATAAGCCAATAACTTCACGTTTTTGTGTGTAGCAAAATCTTGTCTTTTAAGGTTAGCTACTAAAGTTTGTTCAAAGAAAGTAGTACCATTGTCACGACTTGAATTAATAGAAGTAGTGAAACTGTTTGCAGTAGACTTCAATTCATACTTGTAAATTGATAAAGCCGAAGCTGGTTGCCACGTATCAATTACGTCTGTATTTGTTGCGTCATAAACTACATCATCACTATCTAAATCGTCAAAATTAATGAAATAGATTGCCTTTAAACCACTAACCGAATCTTTGCATTGTTCAATTCTACCATTTGTAATATCACAAGACATATTTTAAAGTTTTATGAACAAAAAAAGGAGAAGGCATTTTACCTCCTCCTTACTTCGTTCTGGTTAATATTATGAATAAAGAACTATGTCTGAACCGATACCGTACTCAACACCAGCAGCCATTCTCATAATAACTCTTACGTTATCAGAACCGTCATACTGTGAAACGTCAATCACTCGTGCTTCTTGTGTGTCACTTAATAGTGAACAACCAAAGAACAAGTTAGAAGTTTGTGCAGCCATTGCCGTGTTAGCAGCAAGACCTTCAGCCAAGAATAGTGGAATACCGTCGAAAGACAAAGCAGCACCTTTACCGTACCACATAGTACCTTCGTTGTTTACACCGTTAGCACCGATAGTAGCTTGGAAACCTCCGAGAGAACGCACATAAGCCGCCATTATGTTCCTTGAAACATAAATTCTTGTATCTTCTTTAGCGTAGATATTCGTGTTTGTGTTCATTGAATCAACAATTTTACCTAACTCGTCAATTACGTTACCAGCGTTTACTGTAGTTGCAGTAACGTCATTTACGTCTGCGTCTGCAGCAGCTAAAGTAACAAGACCAGCAAACTGTCCTGAAGTGGCTTGTACACCTCTCCAAATGTTTACTTCCATTTCAGCAGCAACTTTAGAAGCAGCATAAGCTAAAAGATAATCTTCGAAAGATTTTGGTAATTCGTCAAA